TCTATTAGAAGCTTATGTATCTAGAACTGATAATAAGTTAGATGATCAAGCACTTAAAATTGTAAAAGAAAAACTATTTAGTTAAATGGCAAAGGCCACAGAACAACAGTTCCATGAACTACATGGTCTTGTTACAAATGAATTCTTAAATAGAATCAAAACAAAAGAAGCTACCACACAGGACTTAAAAGCTGCCTGTGACTGGTTAAAAGCCAATGATATAAGTGGTGTAGCATACGAAGGAAACCCCCTAGACAAGTTAAATCGGATAATGCCAAAGGTAGACCCTGA